CGCTCTGGAAGTTTGGCGAGGTGCGCGGCGGCTCGAATCCCATTCTGGTCGATGGCTTGTACTGGACCTTCTTCCACAGCTCGCTGCCGTGGATAAATAAGAAGCGTCGCTACTACATGGGAGCTTACGCATTCGAGGCTAAGGCTCCATTCCGCATCGTCCGCATGACGACGCTGCCACTTCTCACCGGCACAAATCAGCAGGACTGGTGGCCGGGATTGCCTGCGGTCGTATTCCCGTGCGGAGCGTTCTACGACAGCGCGAAGAATCATTTCGTCGTCTCATACGGCATCAACGACGTTGATTGCGGCTACATCAAGCTACCATTGGCCGACATGCTGGAGGTGACGAAGGTGATTAGACCCAAGCGAGATGTCGTTACACCTGAGAAACCGATCAAGCTAGACGACGTTCTCGACCCGATTCCACAGAGGCATAAACTGAAACGAAACAAGAAAACAAAGTATGATAAATTGGCTGAAAGGCTCAACGAAGACCCAGAAATCGGACCTGAAGAATCTGCCTGAGGTAAATATGGCGGACTGGATGACAAGCGGTGAGAGTGCTGAATTCTCAAAGCTGTTACAGACTCCGCTCTTACGCATGGCAATCCGCATCGTTGCTGAATCCATGCCGGTGCCGATGCCGTCTCATGGAGCGAAGGAATCGGACATCATTTTCGCTGCCGGTGTAACCGCTGGCTACGCGCATTGTCTTGAAAACCTTCGAAAATTGTCGGTGAATGAAACAACTAAGGAACCTGAAGCAACCTTCGAAAAGCAATACTAACAAATTATGGACGAACCACTGAATTCCCCGCTGACAAATCCGGCGTCGCAACCTGACTTTGGCAACTCGATTCTCGACGCATTCAACCGCATGGGAGCCGAAGCCGATGAAGGCGTATCGACTCCGGTTACCGAGGAGCCTAAGCCTGCCAAGAAGGCAGCTACGCCAGCCGCCGAAACGGCCAAGCCAAGCAGCAAATCCGAGAAGGACATCGAGCGTTTGTTCGGTTCTTCGAAGAAGCAGGCTACCGCCGCCGCCGAGGCTCCGACTTCTACGGACGCTGATTCCGATATTCCCGAGACGATCAAGTCCACGAAAGCCGCTGATGCGTTCCGCAAGATCAAGGAGGAGAAGGCGCAACTTGCGAAGCAATTGGACGAGCTGAAAGCTGGTAAGACCACCAATCCTAACTTCGAAGCGCAGCTCAAGACCTTGCAGGAGGAGCGTGACGCGCTTTCTGAGCGTGTTCGATTGCTGGACATCGAGCGTCACCCTGAGTTCGTTAAGAAGTACGAGGGCAAGATTAATAGCGTCTTCGAATCGGTGAAGGGTCTTGTCGGCACCGATGGAGAACGACTTGTTGGCCTACTCAAGTCGCCTGAGAGCGACTACCGCAACTCGCAGATCGATGACATCGTTGAAGGTCTTTCGCCATCCAAGAAAGCCAAGCTCGGCGCGCTAATCGTTCGCTACGACGAGATTAACGGCGAGAAGGCGGCGGAGATGTCCGAGGCTAAGTCCGATTACGACGCCATCATCTCGAAGTATCAGCAGGACAACGAGCAAGGTACGAAGGCTGCATTGGAGTCGGCCAGTAAGACCTGGGCTAAGGTAAGCGAGAATGCTCGCGCACTTGAAATCTTCGAGCCGCGTGAGGGCGATGAAGAATGGAATGGCGAGCTGAACCAGCGTCTCAGCCTCGCGCAGCAGATCTTCAATGGCGAGAACAGCGAAGAAGACCTCGCTAAGGCTGCTCTTTGGGCTGCTGCCGCGCCGAAATACCGCGAGCTTCTCTATTCTCAGGTCGAGGTAAACAAACGCCTGCAAGCGGAACTAGCGAAGTATCGTGGCAGCGAGCCAGGAGTCAGTTCGAAGGCGACGAATCCTGGCTTCAAGTCGGCCAATGTTAACAACGCCAAGAGCGAGGACTTCGTTGCGAGCGTTCTGAAATCGTTAGGACGCTGAAACAATTATCCCCCGATGGTTTCGAAGCCACCGGGGGATTTTCGTTTATTTACGATAAGGTCCGCTTCCGCTTGGAACCGGCCTAGGCTGAGGCCGAATAGGCGGCTTCGGCGGCGGCGACTGTTTGTAAGGTCCGCTTCCGCTAGGTCGTGAGACTGACGGCGAACCGCGATATGGTGCGTTATAGCTCATATTTTTTCCTTCTTCTTCCGCATCCTATGCTGGTAACCAATCTTCTGGAAGCTGGTTTTCTCGCGCTTGAATCGAGCTTTTTCCGCGCTACTCATCTCACCAAGAGTCTTCGGAGTCTTCTCGCTGATGCGCTTTGTCGGCCTGCAAGCGGGATATCCGGCGCGCTCCTCACCTTCCTGACGACCGCACGGTTTTCCGGTCTTGATGTCCACCCATTTCTCGGCGAACCAGCGGTCTAGTCCTCCTCTAGCCTTATTACCTGACATCGGCAACCTTGTATTTACCTCCGCGCTTCTTGTACTCGCGGACGAGCCAACCATTGGCGTACGCACTTGGATAAACGTCGAACTTGCTCTTGGCCAACGCCTTCATCTTGCTGTAAAGCGACTTGTTCGTTGGGACGTTCTTTTTCATTCCTTCGGCAGTGCATACCAACCCTCATGGATGGTAATTCGGTTCTTACTACGCACCGTTTTGCCGCTGGCGTCAACAGTCCAAACTCGCGCCTCAACGCTCTCAGCGAGGCGTACAGGCTCACCGTGGGGGACGTAAATCACCCGGCTCGCGCAGCTCACGCTCATGCTCATCAATGCGAGCAAGAAGGTTGCGCTTAAGATCAGGTTGTTTCTTGGCGTCTTCACTTGAGACATCCTCCTTGGTCAGCGCATGAAGCCAGATGACCAGCTTCATCACCAAGTCGGCCAAAAAGTTCATTCGGTCTTCGGAGCGTCAGACTTCGCAGCCTTCTTGTTATTGAAGATCGACCAAGCGACGCCGATGATGCTCACGGTGGCACCGGCAAGTTCGGCGACCTGATCGGCACTAGCCAGACCTTTGGCGACGAGGAAACCACCAGCGGCGGAGAGAAGATGACGGATGAGAGAGGTAAGATTGGGGTTCATTTGAGCTTTCGATACAGGTCGATGGCTTTGGACAAGCAGACAATAAAAGCAGTGACGGCACCGAACGCGAGCGATGCCGTCTTAAGATTCGGGTCTGAAAAAACCGCGTTCCCGAGTATTCCAATGACTGGCCCACTCGCTGCCGCAAGCATGTCTCGCATGAAGTGGGATTCAGTCATGGTCTAAACTATCAGCTCAGAGCAACCCTGAGGGAGTTTTCGTTGGAGTCAATGAACGGTACGCCAATGACTCGGCCATCTCCGTAGATGCTCGCAACCACCTGGGTCGGGTCATCCTGCGGAATGACATCGGCGGTGCTGACCACCATGTCACCGGCAATGACGTTGGGGTTGACCTCAATGGGCGGCTCGAAGGTGATGGTTTCGACCGGCGCGGTTTCGATTGTGGTTTCGGTTTCCATAACTTCTTAGGCAGCAACGGTGTAGAGGATGGTGAACTGGAGCGTGGCGGTGCTGTTGGAGTTAACCCACAGATTGCCGGTGGTGCTGAACGGCGTCGCCAACGTGAGCTTCTGTCGGCCACTCACCACGCTCGCACCGTTTACGATCTGGGTGCCAGCGGAGGCGTTGCCGATGCTCACCGTAGCCGAGCCGGTCGAGTTGCAGATGATGTCCTCGATAACCGCATTGGTCGGGATGGCCAGCGTCCCAAGCATCTGCTGGTTGCCATTGGTGTTGGTCGTCGCGTAAAGCACCGCAACCCGTTTCGGCTGCGAGAACTCGACACCGTTGAACAGCGTTCCGTGCAGCGCGTTGGTCGAGCGGTCGGTGGCTTGGTAGCCAGCACCCACGGTGAAATCCAGATCGACGATTGCGCCGATGCGGGTGAAGGTGACGTTATCAATCCAGATTGAACCATTCAACGCCCCAGCCAATCGGCTTATAGTAAATATATTTCCTCCGCCGCTTTCAGTCACAAACTCCAACACTCTTTCTTGCCAACTAGCGTTGTCCAAAACAGCACCCAATGGCGAGAAAAGCGAAGCACCAACATTAACCGCCAACCTGCCACTGGTTGCTGTCGATCTTGCAAAACAGGATACACGATAGCGTTTGTTTCTTGCAAAAGTTGCAGTTGCAGACTGAATGCTTACAGAACTTCCGCTAACATCCAAATCAAACCGGCATGATGCGGTTCCAGCATAGAAGATTGATGTATCGCGATTGATCGTAGAAGTGCCGCTGGTTACTTCAGCCCAATCAGCAAACACATCAGCACCGCCGCCTCCAGCGGTTTCAAAACCACCGTTCAAAGTGCTTGCATTGATAATATCCGTCTGCGTCCCCCACTGATCCGCCGGATTCACGCCGAGTGTGATAAGCTCGGTGACATCAGAAGCGGACAGTGCGCGGTTGAAGACGACTGAGCGGTAAACCCTCTTATCGAAGACTTGAGAAGCCGTAAAGTAGCCACCGACTCTAAGATTCGCTGCTGCGCTGAGACTGATATTTCCAGTCGTGTTTGTGAGTGTGTATGCAGAACCGTTGACGTAGACAGAAAATACACCAGCACTACGCACCAAAACAAAATCAACAATTTGTCCAGCAAATGCAGCCCCAGTAAATCCAGTGATGGTTGCATTGGAGGCAACCCCTCCAATTGTCTTATCCAAGCCGTAAGCACCCGAAGATGTTGTCAGTCCAAAGTAGTTGTTTGCGTCTTCTACTACCGAAAATACGGCTTTAGCCGTTGTCTGTGAAATTTTGAACCGACACCAGATTGAAAAGTCGCCCGTTCCAATGGATTGCCCCGTCAGCGTCGAGGAGATTCGCGTACTCGCCGTCGCCCCATCGAAGTTTACAGCAGCGTAGTCGCTCGCGGCGGCGCGGATGGCGGAGGGGGTGTCACCATTACGCGCGGCAAAGGTTCCGCTCAGCACCAAATTGACGAGCGTCATCGTGTCGGTCGAGGGATTGTACGTCATCCCCGCGTCACCAGCGATGGCGGTTCCGTTGTTGAACAGCACCTGATTCGTAGACCCAGGTAGGCCAGAACCACCGCCTAGAGCTGCGTACAGCTCGGTAAAGTTGCTGTTCGTGTACTGGAATGCCGTCCGCAGCGGACTCCCCGTTCCGTCGTTGGCTGAGGCTCCGACATTGATCGTTTGCTGTGCCATAGTATGAGGTGTTTCCTAAACCGTTGTTAAAATTGAGTCTGATCCGCAGTGATTGTCGTCACATCGGCGGTAATCGATGTCAGATCCGCCGTCAGCGGAAATCCGACCGAACCGCCGCTAGAGTCAGAAATGCGGTTCAAAAGCGCAAGCTCAAGCAGATCCATCTCCCACGGAGAACGGCACCCGGTTGCAGCAACTTCCGCAATTAGCTGAGCGGCTTCCGCGCAGGTGATGGATGATTCTTCGGCCATGTTATTGGTTCACGATGATAAACCACGCTGTTCCGTTGCTGATGAATTCAACCCTCGCCCATTGAGCGGTCAAAACATAAGTCGCGGCACCTTCAATCGTCTCGGCACCAAACGGATCGACAGTCACATTGTTCGCGCCAGCATTCACACGCTTCACGAAAAAGATCCGACCATTGGCCGTCGCAGCCGGTGGAAGCGAAACCGTAATCGCTCCCGATGTCGAATTTGCAAGAATCGCGAAATCACTCGACACAATCGCCGTTGACGCCGTCACCGAACGAACAGTTCCAAATGACGCCGCATTCTGCGCCGCCGTTCCGGTTCCATCGGCAATGCGATTGAGAAGTGCCAGCTTGGCCATCTCACGCTCCCACGGCGAGCGACACCCAAGAGGTTGAACCTCGCTCAGCAGCGTTGCCGTTTCAGCACATGTAATGTCGGACATACGCTTTT